TCGTTTTCCAACCCGTGCTTGGTCGGAGTTCCGTCGTCCAAATAGAGGCAGGCGCTTCCGTAATCCACATCGAAAGCGTCGATGATTGTCTGGCACTGGGAGATGACAGCCGCCGCCCCGCTGGCCATGATCTCGCCACGGAGATAAAGCGTGTCGATGCGAGAGACGCGATGCCCACGCGCGGAGTGGCGATAGCGGATATTCATCCGCGTCAGGTCAATGAGACCAGTCTCAAATTGAACGCCTCGATAGACGAAGTAGCTCATAGGCGGATTCGCTCCATGAACCCCCTGATCTGCTCCAACTCCAGCCGATGCTGTCGCAAGTGGTCGGCCATTTCCTGAAGCAGATCGGTCAGCGTGGAGTTCCACTCGCTTTGCTGCTGAACGACCGATTCCATCGCCCCGCGAACTTGTGTCTGATGCTGCTCTCTGGGAAACGACAGGCGATCCATATCAGCGACCGAGCTGGTAAGCGGCGTCGGCTGCTCTTGCTGCGGCTGGGCGTCTCGCACCACGTTGCCCATCTCGACGAACGTGCGGGCGTGATCGGTTTGCGCTTCCTCGATTCCCAGTCGCTGTTTGCGTTCGGCCTTTTCTTTCTGGGCCTTGGCGACGACTTGCTCGTGGCGGTCGGCTGCGTCTGATTCTCGGCGCATTGAAGTGAATTGCTGCCGGTCATACTGTGAATCAGGGTATGGCCTGTCCGGCGGCGCAGGGGCTTCAGCATCGGCGACGGCCCCAAGGTCTTCCATGACCCCAGCATGTTCGTCGCGGACGATTCCCAGGTCGAGATTCAGGCCGGTCTCGGTAGGCGTGTGGCCCTTATCGACATCGCGCAGAAACTCCCCGTCCTTCTGGAGGTTTTCTTCGAGCTTCTTATTGGGGTCGAAGTCGGGGATCATTTAGGCGACAGAATCCGAGGTCACGACCAGTTCCTTTGTCGTGGTTACGGTACGGGCGATCATGTCGAGGAACAGGTCGATCTCAGTTTTGCCCCTGACGACGGGGTCCTCTGCCGGCACCTGGAGGGTGGCGAAGGTGAAGGTCGTTGTCAGGCCAGTGGACCCGGCGTTAGTGATCGCAATCGTCCCTGTCGCCCCGGCGTTGGCTTGATCCAAGAGGTTGGAGGTGTCGGTGTCGTAGGGGAGCCGTGCCCGCACAGCGATGGTGCGATCAGCGGCGCAGAACAGGACGGCGGTGAGCGAGTTCGTCCAGCGGGTGTGGATGTGGTTGTCGATCAGCACCCACCATTCCTTGACCTGCCGTGCGGCGGCGTTGAACGTGAACACCGCATCCGAATGGACGTAGGGCGAAACATTGGTGGCAGTCGAGATGTTGACCGCCGGGACGCTGGTGCCCAGCACCCGGTCCTTGGCCACGATGTCCATGACCAATTCCAGAAGGTCGGGATCGTCTTCGCCCGGTCCGGCCTTGCCGTGGAACATGGCCCGCCCAACAACGCAGTCCTTGCACTCGAATCGCTGCGTGACCTTATCGACCAGCACTCCGAACGATGGCACGGTTTCAGCCAGCGGGAATGAGTCGGCCACCTCTGTGCCGCCCAGGATGCGTGGCAGCCACAGGTCGAGCGACGCTGCATCCACGTTCATGGCGATCCGACCGCTCACCGGATAGGCCCCGGCGCGCGTCCGCTCCGAGGCGCTGGATCGAGTTCCGCGGATGGCACTGCCGCCGACGATGCGGCCGTGCTTCTGAAGCGTCTCGTACAGGAACTCGTAGGACTCCGAGTTGCCGTCGAATGTATGGGGCGCAGCGCCCGGCTCAACGTACAGTCGGGCCATCGCGCCTTGGGCGCAGCTAGCGGCCATGAGTCACCGCCTTTCCAGTCTTCATGTTCTGGACTCCCGCACCCAGGCCCTGATGGCCATGATGCTTATCTCGTACAAGTGGGCATCCTTCGGAAGATTGACCTCGGGCTCGGTCAGCTTCACCTGGATGAAATGCCCGCCTGTCAGCGTGATCGACAGGCGGTCGTAAATGATCTTGCGGCGGATCGCTTCCCGGCTGGCCAGCACCTGATCTCTGGCGTTCTCCAGGGACTGATCGGCCGACGAGATGAACGCCAGGCCGACCCCGTAGCCGATGTCGTCCCGCTGATTCGTCCCGGCAGCCTCTCGCGGAGGAGTTGGGAAGACGGTGATCCCCCGGTGAAAGATCGTCGTCTTGTCGCCTTGCGTGTTCCACGGCAGACGCCGGGCAACGACCTCCTCGGAGCGTGGCCATTCGAGCTGCATCCCTCGGATGATCCCGACCAGCCCGTCCTCGATCTGGCGTTGAATCGAATGTGGCATTGGCGACACGCCCGAAATCGCCAAGACCGACGATTGGCGTCGATCTTACGTCTTTCGGGTTATTCGGAAGTCAGGTTGGTGCGGACAAAGGGGTTGTAGGCGGACCGGGGAATTGAGGTATTCTCGGCTCGGTTGTCGGCTTCCATCGCTTCTAGGAGAGCTTGGCGGGCGAGTCCCATGCGGTACTTGGCGTCTTCGCGTCCGGCCCGGCTGCTGAATTCTGCCTCAGCAGCCTTCAGGAGAGCCGTGAGCATGGCCCCCGGCTCGATGTCGAGCGGGTCGCTGATCACGTATCCTGAGCCACTGGGGATCGTTACCGAGGCCGCCTCCTCCAGCTCCAGCGATGTGTCGCTGGTCCGCGTCTTGATGACCCCCTGCATGACATATGGATTATCAACTCCGCTAATACCTCCTATTAGCCCGGTTGGTGGGGCGGAGGTCAGTGAGAAGCGGATGACGGAGCCGACGCAGGTCAGCGGGAAGACGGTGCCGCTGCCGGTCACGGTGGTCGCGGCGGAGGTGATCGAGGCGGTGCCGGCGTTGTACTCGTCGATCAGGAGCGGCCGGGGGTTGGCCATGTACAAGAGGTCGTAGGTCGCTGCTTCGTCCGGAGGCGGGTTGAAGTGCAAGGCCAGGCCGCCGTAGTATTCTCCGGTGGCCCGGATCATGCACTCAATTGGCGTCGAAGGCGTATTCTCATAGGACTGGGCGTGATGGTACGAAGCCGCATCTACGAAGGGCAGGTTCCGCTGCTCGTCCACGTCGTAGATACTGACCAGCGAGCGGAAGTTCGCCGGCAGGGGATAGGCCGAGCGGTACAGCGTGTAGGCTGTTCCAGCCGCCAGATCGGCTCCGGGATTGCTCGTCTCAGTCAGCGTGAGCGTCGTCGAGCCTTCGCGGGTGGCGACTTCGTAGTGCGTCTCGCCCACGATCAGCCGCCCAAAGGCCGCCCAGGAAGGCCAGGTCCCGGCCGCAATCGTTACCAGGCGGGTGCTGTTGGTGTAGGTAATTGTGCTGCTGGACTGCGGTGCGACGGTCTGGAGCAACCGCTGTCGGTAGTAGTAGCTCCAGGCGCACCGATTGGGCAGATCGCGGTAGGCTTGCTGGATGGCGTAGCGTGCCCGCCGCTCGTTGAGGCCGGTCCGGGCCTCCAGCTCATGGAAGTCCAAAAGGCTTTCCACAGCGTCGGAATACAGCCATTGCTCATTGCCGGTTAGGAGTGGCATACGTGGCAGCCCAAATCAAGGTCGCGCGGGGATACGGCCTGAAAAGCTACTGCCACACCGTAGCTACGCTCAAGCGCCAGGAGATGCTCGTCGGCAAGGCTTTCCGAAGACTTGTCGCCAGCGACCCAGCCTGGGCTCAGGCGGTCTGGGGTGGATTCTACTCGGAGGGGGCTCGCTCCCCAAACCGAAACTTCCGCAAGCGGCCCGTCGGCAACGTCCTTTTGGGCTGTAGTCAGCCAGGCGATGCCATCCTCGTCTCGCACCACCACCGCATCTTCCTCTCGGACGACGACTGCTACGACACGATCGCGGCGGTCCTGGAGCGGGGGATTGAGCTTCACATCCTGAGCAAGGGGCTGGTAATCGGACCAGCGACAGACACCTCGGTCCTTCAGCTTGCCAAGGTGCTCAAGAACATGATCCGCACTGCCAAGCGGCGTAAAATACGGGAAACAGTCGCCCAGCGGCTCATCAATCCAATACCCTTCAAAGCCCCCGTCGGCTGGCGGAAGGTCAAGTTCCTCCTCAAAGGCAGCGAACGCGCCGGGATGGTCCCAGACGAGGCTGAGCGGGCGCTCGTCCGCACTGGAGCACGCATGAGGAGGCGCAAAGTCACAATCGAAGACGTGACTAAGTTCTTCGCCGAACAGGGCCTCAAACGAGCCCTCGACTGGAATAGCGTCCGCAGGCACCTCATCGCCGCCCGGAAGGATTTTGTCCTCGATCATATGCCACCTCCTATTCCACCAAACGCCGAACCAGTGCCCACGCTGGGGATTGACGACTAACACCGCTTCTTACGGCCATACTTGGCCACAACCTTTTCCCTCAGAGCCTGTCGCTCCTTCGGATTCTTCTTGATCTTCTCGGCCAGCCTTGGGTCCTTGGCGATCTCCTTGGCCGCACACTCCTGGATCAGGTGCTCGGCCAGCGGCACGTCCGGCGGCGGCTTCTCGATCACGCGAGGAGGCTTGAAGTTCAGCACTCCCTCGACGCCCTTGTTTTGGACCTTGCAGGAGGTGATCACGTCCTCGGCACACGACACCCAGGCCGCCGGGTTCGTATGGCCTCCTAGTCCGCTCATGTAGAACTTGCCGTCCGTTCGCACCCCAGCCGCATTGGCGGTGGCCACGAGCCTCTTGCGGACCTCGGGGTTCATTGACTCCATCTTGCGGCGCTGTCCCTCACAGAACGCCTTGTCGGTGTTCCGCGTTCCAGGGGGCTGCTGGAGGGCGCACATCTTGGCCCACCGCTCCGTCTCGCCGGAGTTGATGATCTGGACGTACAGGACGATCGCCGCTTGGCCACGGTCAATGACTTCGTCGGGAATTCGGGTCAGTTCTTCGATCATTTCTTCTCCAGCATGGGCGGCGGAAAATACTCCACCGCCTCCCACTTTCTCGGCGATTTCTGGCACTTTTGAAATGGGCAAATTTGCCCCTTTGATTTCTGATCCTCGGATTGTTAGGCCACTCCGTAAAACTCGACGCCTCCAACCAGAACATCCCCAATAACAGCCGTCACCACATTCTGGATAGACAGCACTTCATTGTGCTTCAGCTCAATCGGGCTGGCGCTCAGGTCCAGAGTGAACTGCGGGCTAATGCCGCCAGCCTGGGTCGCCGAGTGGGTTAGACGCGCCCAACCACAACTCCAGAACACAGCCGCCTGACTGATGCCGGTCTGAGTCAGCCCGGTGTCCAGTACCCTGGCATCCACGTTGGCGTTCGTGATGTAGCCACGCTTGATCAACGATGTCACAGCCGCTCCGCCAGACATGGCGGTGCAGCCGGTCCCCTTCCGCAGGCAATACCGCTGCTCCGTGGCAGCACCGGTCCCGTTGAACCAGACTTGCAGCCAAATCTTTGTGATAAAAATTGGCTTGCCTGCTGTGGCACATCTGATCGCCCACAGACTGACATCGGCAGCCGTTGCCGCCGAAGCAATAACAGCCACATGGGCAATCCCGGAGTCGAGACAGCCAGGAGCATCCTGAACAATGTTGACAGGGGACGACATAGCTTAACTCCTTACTTCTTTGGCTTAGGCTTGGGTTTAGATGCTTGCTTGGCCTTGGCGGCCCCGATCTTCTTCGAGGTGTCGATGTCCACTTTGGCCTGCTCCTTATCGGCCACGATCTCGTCATACTTGGCCTTCATATCCAGGCCATGCATGTCCTTCTCGTGCTCCAGCTCCAGCTCCATCTTCTCCCGCTCCATGTCGAGCTTCTCGCGTTCCATCTGGAGCTTGGCCTCCATTTCTTTCATCTTCAACTCCAGCTCGGCGACCTTGAGCTGCATCTCGGCCTGAAGCTCCTGTTCCTCAGGAGACGGCTGGTTCGGGTCGGGCTCTGGCAGCAACATCCCAGCGAGGTCCATATCCAGGTTCTTGCCCATGAGCGTCATGTAGGCATTCCACGGCCCGACGTTCCCGGCCAGGGCCGCCTGTTGCAGAACGGGTAGAGTGTACTGACCGATCTCGGTCAGCGCCTGTACCTTGCCCGCCTTGTTCGGCCGGCGGGCAGAGCCGGCTTCAATCGTGTAGTCGTAGCCGCGCACCACGCTGTCCACGTCGTCGGTCAACACGTAGTTCTGCCACACGAGGGCTCCTAACTGCCCCACGGCGGGGGCGATGTCCTTGGGCTCGCAGAACCACCTAGCGGCCTGCATCTCGCGGACTTCGATCTCGGAGAGCCAGTCATCGACCTTCGAGGCCATGTCGTCGGGTCGGACGCTGTTGTTCTGATCTTTGATGTTCGAGATGGCGGCTGAGCGGTCCTGGGTGGCCTGGATGCCGTAGAACAGCTCAGTCAGGCCCGTGCGGCGGTCGATGAGCTGGAGCACCTCGGCGATCATCTTCCAGATGTCGATCGAGAAGTTCGGAGCCTGAAGGAACGAGATGATCTGGTCCAGCGGCTTGTCCAGGGCGGCTGCAATGTCGATCACCGTGAATGGCGTGTTCTTGCCACCGATCTGCCGCTGAATCTCGGCCCCTGCCGACTTCAGAATCCCGACGTAGGTCTGGCAGCTTGCCGCCACCTTGTCGGCTAGGAACGACAGGCACCAGTTGATGAACCGCAGCTCCCCGATCGCCGGCTTGAAGATGCTGATCGGGTGGATCGAGTTGGGCTTGTCGTAGAACCACAGCCGGCTCACCGGCCAGCCGCCGTCGTCGTACCAGAAGGGAATCGGCCACTGCACTCGTTTGAACAGCTCCGAGGGGTCCTCGCTCTGGGTCAGCAGCTCGACCGGGACATTGAGCGGGCCGTCACTCCCCTTCGAGCAACTGATGTAGCAGTAATCCCCGAAGACCGAGTAGTCGAACTGATGGGCAGAGGGAATCTCGCGGTCATCGAACAAGAGGTCGCCAAAGCCGTTCTTGGAGTACACATCCCAATACTCCATCTGGTCGAAGCTCTTGCCGCTGCGGTTGGAGCGGGCTTCCTTTTTGGCCTTCGAGGAGGGCTGGGAGGCGAACGACTGGTACTGGCCCTTAAATGTCCCTGGCTCTCGCCCGAACCGCTTCTCGGCCTTGTTGACCGGCTGCATCCGGCGGATCGCCGTCCACTGCACGTCCTCGTAGTATGAGGCGTCGGGGTCATGAACCACGTCGTACCAGGACACATACCGCGAGCGGGGCATGACCATCTCGGAGCCTGGCGGCGTGTGCATGGTCGTTTCCATGTACCCCACGCCAGCCACCAGCGTCTCGGTGATCGCCCGGCGGGCTTCGGTCTTCTTGTCGGTCTCCCGCTGAATCCAGTTGAGATAGACCGTCTTGACCGAGGCGCACGCCTGCCGGGACGCGAACTGCATCGCGTCCTGTTGGGCAATCATTCCGTACTGCTCCATGCCGGCGAAGTCATCAGGCATGATCCCCAGAGCCTCGGGAGCGACCTCGGCCGGCTTGATCGCTTCGACCAGAGCGTTGGGGTTCTGGGAGTACATGGCGGGGCCGAAGTAGGCCACCGCCTCGAACAGCTTGTTGACGCTGATTCGGAAAGTGGGCAGGCTCCCGCCCTGCTTGTCAAGGAACCCCGAGTTGCCTCGGGTGTAGGAGTCCTGCCACATCCAGTTGTGGTCGCCGTCGAAGAAGTTCATGGCCTCCTCGGCATACACCCCAAACTCCTCATCCCGCACCTTGAGAGCCATCTCGATCTTGGCAAGCCAAGCATCGCTGACGTTCTTCATTGGATGGGCGGGCTGGGTGATTACCGATTTTTTGGCCATCGTTCAGCTCCTATTCGGTCTTGCCAGCAGCTTCGGCAGCTTCCCGCTGTTCCTTCTCGATCGTCTTCCAGTGCTTCGGGAGCGTCTTGGTCGGCTCGGGCCTGGTGTCTTCCTGAAGCTGGATGACCAAGGCTTCGAGCTTGTCCACCCGCTCCCGAAGGGTGATCATGTCGCGCTCGGATTCCGGGAAGTCCCAGGCTCCGTTCTCGCGCTGGTGGGCGTTCTGCTTGAGCCGCGGGTCGTCGATGTGCCGCACCGAATCCAGCGGCACGCCGCCAACGTAGATCACCAGGCTGCTGTGCCCGATCTCGCGCACGAACCCAACTTCTGGGATGGCGTGCCTATTGGCGTCCGGAAACCAGAGGATCGGCTGGCCACGGGCGGGCTTTGGCATGGTGAATGGCGGGGCCTGCACTTGCACTGGTTCTTCTGCTACGGCATTCATCGTCTAGCTCCTATCGCTCCCAGGGAAATGGAATCGCCACCGAGAATTCGGCGGCCTCGTTCTTCGCGGTCTCGCATTCTGTCGCCGAAGGTCAACGCCTTCTCGATCCAGTCATTCGTCATCGAGCGGTCCTTAGGTCGGGCGTACTCCAGGTCCAGGGCAATCGCCTGCTCGGTCGCTTCGACCATATGCACGCCTGCCCGTCGGTCGCCGTCGTTGGTTGGGATGTCTTTGGTCCGCTGCTTGACCGTCTTGCGGCGGAACTTGAGCATCTCCTGCACGAAGGCCGGACACTTCCCGGCGACGACCATCAGCCGGGGCTGGCCATTCCGCTGCACGGCCAACATCGTCCGCATCACTTCCTCGCGGTACTTCACATCGTCGCAGCCCGGCCAGAAGCTGTGCCCCGTCGTCTCCGACTTCACGCCTCGCTCAGTCAAGGCGTCCTGGTAGCACTCGATCGGCACCTCGCCGTGCGAACTACCTCGCAGCTTGCCGCCGTGGAAGTCCATGATGAACTTCTCGAAGACAACCCCCGTGGCCTTCTCGGACATGGCTTCGCCGAAGTGCCAGCTCGTGGCTTGCTGGATGTAGAGCTCGTCATAGACGAAGACTTGATTGCCCAGCTCGGGAGGCGGGACGGTCAGAAAAGACACTGCGCAGGTGCTGTAGCCTGGATCGACCGAGGCGAATCGGCACCAGTCGGCCGGCGGCTCGCCCATCCGAGCGGCCAGGATGCGGGAGGCTGTCCAGTCCTCGGGAACCACCCCGTTCTTCTTGAGCAGAATCTTCTGGTCTTCCTCCACGTCGTGGCACTTCATCACGTCATGGACGTGCTTGCTGAACGTGGGGTACATGAGCGTGGAGAGCATATCCAGCTCTCCGTGGACGCGCTTGCGATACACGTCCTCGCCCATCGCCTTCCACGAGGCCAGCGAGCCCTCCTTGTACTCGTCGGAGATGAATTTGTTGTCCAGGATCGACGCCTGAATCACCTTGACGTTGGGATTCTCCAGGTGCTTCTCGTTCTCGGCCTGCTCGACGAGTCGCATCATGTCGTCGTTTTTGGCGTGCGGCAGGGCCGTCCAGCGAATCTTCCCCTTCGTGTCCGCGATACGGCCAATCGCTTCCTCATACCACCCGCCGCTGGCCAGGTCCTCGTCGATGGCATAGAGGTCGATTCCAAGACCCTGGAACTGGCCGGGGTCGCCGGCGCTGTTGGCGGCGTACAGCTCCCAGCCGGTCGTGAAGCGAATCAGAGAGAAGACCCGCTCGGACCGCTTGAGCCAGGAGATTTTTCCGTCGATGAACCGCTTGGGAATCAGCGGTCCGTGCGGCTTGCTGTGGGCGTACCGCTCGATGTCTCCGCCGTCCTTGGCCGACCACGGCCGGAAGGTCCGAACATCCCCCGTCTCCAAGTCCTCGATCGTCCGAAACCATTTGAACGAACCAGCCTTGAACAGGCCGTTGAAGGCCACGCGGCCAACGTGGTTCTCGCCGTACACCAGAATGACCGCCTTGCCGTCCTTCTTGGGGTATTTGTTGTATGGGTCCTGGCCAGTCACAGCCCGAGCGATCTCCACCATGAGGCTAAGAGTGTTGTGCGTGACGATGTAATCGCGAGTGACGTAAGTGTGGTCTGGGCTATCGACCTGAATGCACACGCATTCGGCATTGCCGTGCGGTTCGATCTTCGTGAGGAACCTGTGCCTCGCGTTGTTGCGAGCAGCGATCGCCCATCGTTCCGCCTTTCGAGAAAGGCGGAACGGACAGTAGCCTCGCAGAGTGAATAGCACCCTGGCGGTGTTCAGGCAGCGGACCTGTCCCGGCTCGCGTTGTACATGCTGATAGCGCGGCCTGCCTCGCGTTTTATGCCGCTTGGTTTGGAAATGCTCCCGCCACTTGATCTTGCCCTTTCCTCCTAGCGAGCGGACCAAGGTGATAACATCCTGGGCCAGTTGCGGGCTGGTGGTCGAAAACTCAATGATTCCCCTTCTGTCCACATAGCCATCCGTATCCATCAATCCCTGCAACATCGACAGGCGAACGTCGATGGAGTTGAGCAAAAACACGTCCGGGACGAACTTGGAATGGCCACGCTTACCCATGAGTTCGAGTTCACGAAGCCCATCGCACACAGGGCTTGTGCCTTGCCAGCCCTTCGGCTGTGATTGCACCACCGAATACCTGGAAGCACGACTGTCCTTCTCCAAGCCGTGATCGCGGACCTCGATCCCTTCGCCGCACACGGCGGCGACCTCCTGAACGATTTGCTCGTCCATTGACGTGAACCCGACCCCGCCGTGCGAGATACAACCGTCGCCTAGCAGCACGCCAACCATGTATGGGTCGAGAGGACACGGCTGTGCAGCCATTTCGCACGCCGCAACCGGAATCGCCGCCCGCTCTCTTGGAGCCGGCTCATCGCCGCCATGTCGGCGAATCTCGTAGAGCGAATACACGCCCCACTTGTCGTCCTTGAAGTTTGGATGCGAGGCAAATCGTTCCGTCTTTTTGAGCTTGCACTTCCACAGGTGATCTTCGCAGCAGCGGGTGCTGGCACCATCATCGAATGTGACCCGAAAGACAGCCTTCATACCCTGCGGGAAGATTCCGGTAACTGGACACGGCTTTCCGTCGCCACCGATCACCGAGTCCCCAATCTTGAGTTGCCCGATCGGCATCCAACCTTGCGGTGTCAACACTGGCTCATCGACCGGCTGCGCCGCTCCTGTTCTGTTCCCTTTCTTCACCAAGATTTGCTGCACATGATCTGAGTGGAATCGCTCCTGGTAGGGCAGGGGCGTGTACAGGCCGAGCGACTCGGACTGGCGAGCCTGTAGCTCAGCCAGCGTCTTGCGGGCTTTGTCTTCCTGGAACTTCCCGCCAGTCAATTGACCGGCAGCAGCCAGGGCGGCCTGCA